GCTCCTACACTTGGTTCAACTTACGATGGTTTTATAGAACAACTTAGGCTTTTAGATAAATTAGCTAGAAGAGACGCACAGTTCTATACAGAATACATGAAAGAATTAGATAAGTTAAATAAAGAAGGTAAACAGTCAACTGAAATATCTGCTTTAATGGCAGAGTTTGAATTAAATTTTCAAAAAAACTTTCCATTGTTTGATGAAAATGACAAAAAAATTATAGACGATGCTATTGCTAATAAAGATGCTTTAGCCGAAGGCTTTGACATAGATGCTTACAAAAAAGAAATAGAAGATAAAAAAAGAGCAGAAGCTGCAAAAGGCGGTAATGCAGAGCCAAGAAACACAGACATTTTTACTCAAAAAGGAGAAGAGCTTTATCAAAAATGGCTTTCAGATGGCAACGAAGATAAAGATGAAACAACCAAGGAAATAGCAAGGCGAATAATTGAAGAAAAACTTAAAAAAAAGTTAAAAGAGGATTAATTAAAAATGTCTATGACTTTAGATGAGTTGCAAAAAGAAGCTGAAGTTTTGGGAGCTCAAAAAGAAGCTTATGATAGAGAAACTGATGACTACACATTAAGAAAAATTAGAAGCAATCTTTTTTTTGATGACGAAACCAGAGTTCAATTTTTAGCTAATCAAAGATTTCCAAACGAAGATAAACCAACCGATAGATATTTCAATCAGGATGGAACTTTGTTTTACATGGATGATTATGGTAAATTCCAAAAAGAATTTCCTGATAACGATGTGGTCGGTTTTTTTAAAGGCACTGTAGCTCCTAATTTAGTTCCTGCTGCTACGTTTGCAGCTGATGTAGGTGGTGGTATGTATGGAGCAAAAAAAGGTTTTCAAATTGGTCAAAATTTGCCTATACCTAATCCTATTGTTAAGGGTGGAGCTACTCTTGTGACTACAGGTTTAGGTGGTCTTATTGGTACATTTTTATCTGGCGGCACTGCAAGACTTGGTAGAGAAGGTTTAATTAATACGTTTTACAACACACCTCCAGAAGAGCTATCAGCTATGATGGATGATTTAGAAGTATCGTCTCTCTTTGGTGCTATACCTTTTGGTCAAGGAGCTACCAGAGGCTTGATAAATAAGTTTCGAGGCAAAGAAGACTCTTTAACTTATTTAACAAAACTTAAAGGTGACGTAGATAAAATTATTCAAGACGCAAAAAAACAATTTGGTATAGATTTGACTGTTGCTGAAGCAGGTGAAATAGGAAGCAGAGCAGGAAAAATACAAAGATTTTTAGCAGAGCAACCTACTATTGAAAAGTTTAGTAAGTTTTATGCTGATAGGGCTTCACAGGTAAAAGAAGCTATTGAAGTATTTGCAGATAAAATAGGTGGCTCTGGTAAAGTTTTTGGTGATACGCCAACTGCTGTAGCAAACAAAATGGGCGAAGTTGTAGAAGAGCTTACAAAAAGAAGAAAAACTAGAGCAGGAAAATTTTACAACAAGTTAAAAGATGCTGGTTATATCAAAGTCGATGGAATAGAAAACATTGTCAAACAAATTGATGATGCTATGAGTTCAGTAAAAAGCCCATCAGCAGATACTATTAAGAATTTCGAAAAGTTTAAAAAAATGTTTTATAACGCAGATGGCAAGTTAGTTGATGATTTGATGTCTTTAGACGCAAGACGTACAACAGAAATGAGAAAGCTTGCTTCTAAATTAACTAAGGCTGGCACAGGAGATGGTGCGGCTATGTTTGGCATAATGGATGATTTAGCTCATCTTATGGATGAAACAGAGCCTTTATACAACTTAGCAAGAAGAATTTATGACCCTAACAAACCAGCTTTACAACTTGTTGCCAAAAGTGCAATAGGTAAATATGCAAAGTTTGTGACTGATAAAAAAGCTGCTAATGCTTTGAAAGATGTTTTTGACCCAAATGTTAGTGCAAGAAGTTTACGAAACACTAAAAGAATTTTACAAGCAGTAGACCCAGAGCTTTATAAGTTGGCAAAAAAAGATTTTTTATTATCACAACTTACAAGGTTTAGTAAAGAAGCTCAATTAGAAGGTGGCTTGCCAAGGTTTCAGGCTCACTTTTCACAAAAAAATGTAAAAGATGCTATGAAGGTCATGTTAGAGCCTGAAGAATTTGCTTCGTTTTATAAGCTAAATGATTATTTAGGCAAAGCTTTTTCTATACAAAAAGGTGGTTCACCTACTCAACCATTTTTTGCGATGGGTGTAGAGTTAGCTAACGAAGTTCCAAAAGGATTACTCAGAGGCGGTTTAGAAGCAGGAACTGCAATACAAAGATTTTTAAGAAATGTGGTCACTTTAAACATGGGTGATGACATAGCACAAAGTATTGCGTTGAGACAAAACGAGGTTTATTACAATAAATTAGCAGATTACTTGCTTACAGGTCAGCCAATCGAAGATGTTATAAAGGTCTTTGACACTTATGGCTATACAAAAGCACAAGGGCTTATCAGAGGAGCTGATGAAGCAGTTGATTATATAAGTGATGATGATGATGTTAATTATCGAGATGAGCGAATTAAAAATGAGGTCAGAGAAGAGCTAGAAGCTTTAGAAAATCAACAATCAATAAACATGGCACCACAAGTTAATGTGCCTATCTTTGATGTTCCGGAAATAAATTCAACAGAAAGAATGTCGCCAAGTATTTTGCCTAATGAAAAAGACAGAGAAATAGCTATTCGGGATGTATCACAAGGTATCGGAAGTTTGGTCTAAAGGAATAAAATCTAGCTTATTTGAAATTTTAATCAAAGCTCCATCCACATCATATTCAAACTCTAAACCAATAAAAGTTTTATCATCAATTTCAAATAGTATATTTCTTGAAATTAATCTAAGTAAAGCTACTTGATGATGTAAGTTTAGCTTAGTAAATATATCAATAATTTCCTTCGGGTCTTTTATCTCATAAGACTCAGGTAAATTTTTTGGTTTTCTTTTTATAATACCAAACATAATTAAACTTGTTCGTTATGAGCTTTTTCAATTAATATTTTTAATTGGTCAATTTTTGAACGTCTTTGTTTATTACAAATGTCTTGCAATAAATTATAAGTGTCTACATCAACAGCCAAAGTTTTTCTGCCTTTTGGGTATTTAATATTTTGTATATTTTCATCCATAATGTCGTACATTGTATATAAAAATATAAAGATTTACAATTCTTTATTAAACTCTATGTCTAATAAATTTTTAACTTTTTCATTTAATTTGTGATAGTTCGCATCTTCTAAAGCTTCGGTAAATGCTTCGCTTATGGCGACACCATCCCATTTAAGATACTTGCTAATAATAAGACCCAAAGCTTCCTCGTCAGAGGCTTTATAATCTTTGACAAAAGCAGTTTGCTTTACAGCTTCTAATAGTTTGGGAACTATTTCTTTAATGACAGCATCTGATGTTTTCTTAGTAAGCATAGATACCTCCCTCAGCTCTAGCTTTGTCAGCATATTCTGAAAGACTCATCTTTGGCTCAAACCACTTATCTCTTTCAATTTTTAAATTGTAAGGCAGCTTGATGGCTTCAAGCTCTTTGAGACTTACATAACCTACTTCCGGGCAGCCTTGTCCTAAGTCGCAAAGACCAAACAAAAGGTCGCCATCTTTTTTAGTGATAAGCCAAGTGGAACCACCTGTCGGGCTGAACAATTTTAGGTATGGCTTGTCCTGACCATCGCCTTTGTTTTTAGATAGTTTTTTCTCTATCTCTTTAGTTATGAGCTTCATGGCTCCTCCTTTAAAAGTTTAAGTAAAAGTAAAGACAACCAATAGTAGTGACTAAACAAGTGTATAAGAACAAATTTTCTATAGCCACAAAATACTCTCTTCTATCTTGCTCATCGAACATTCTGTCGTACACAGCAAGAGACTCATTTAAAGTGGCAACACTCATTTTTCCTCCTTTTTATATTTAATCATTACATATACATATTACATGTTTTTGCACAAATGTACAACTATTTATACATAAATAAATAAAAATAAATGTTTGTAAATAGTTGCAAATAATTACAAATAGTGTAATATAACTATATGATTAATTTAAAACTAAATAAAAGGAGGTGTTAATCATGGGTGGAAGTGTTCTAAACAGGCTAATGAGTAGAAAGGGTTATCTGCTTGGCAATGAGCCAAAAGTTGGTGATGGTGCAACTTATATGGCTTATTCTGACAGATACCCATTATCTGTTGTTGCTGATTTCAAAGTTGGCAAAAAGGCTTTAAGCAGAATATTAAAGCTTCAAGAAGACAATGCTAAATTAGTCTCTGGTAGTATGCTAAGCGAAGGTCAAGAATACGTTTATAGCGAAAACCCTGATGGTGCTGTTTACTATGTTAGAGAGGTTGATGTCTACGAAGATGGCGTTCTCAAAGGCAGAGTTTACGAAGAAGTTTATAAAAACGAAAAGGGTAATTATGTCTTGGTTAATAACAAGAATAAATATCCTATCGTTTTCGGTATGAAAGAAAAATACAGAGACCCAAGCTTCTAATATGTCTGAGAAAAAAGCAGCTCTATCTCAATCTGAGGTAGAGCTGCAAAAACAAAAATTCTGTGAAGATATGTACGATTACATGAAAGAACAGATTTATCAAAAAAGAGTCAAACCTGATTAGTAAATTATGAATGAATTAATGAAACATTTGGACGAAATGAAGGCTGTGGATAAATTTCCAGAGTCTGATTTTGAAATCCAATGCAAAATTAATCAAGAGTTAGCTTATACCAAAACTAGCTCAAAAAAGAGTCAAACCTGATTAGTACATGTTAAAATCTTGTTCGTGAACGAACAATATAAAATTAAAAATTATTTACTTGCCATGCAATCGCATTGGCACATTTCACAACCACTATATAAATCAGTGCAAGAAAGTTTGCCGGACTTAGCTAAACATGCAGCCGGTGGCGGTGTAGAAAAAATGCAAAAAAATTTTATACATAAACATCTATCAAAGATTTATCCAGACATATACAAGGTGCCTTTGTTTAGAAGAAAGTTTTGCAAACTGTTAGTAAACGAAATAGAAAATTATAATAAGAAAAAAGGTTTTTCTGTCAATCCAGATGAAGATGAGCTCAGACAAATTCCAGAAATAGTTTTGAAAACAGAAATGCCTGAGATTTATGAGAACATGTGGTTTGTGGTTCGGTCTGTTTTAAATCCAATATTTTATTCTATCTGGCAAAGAGAGTGCTATGGGATTAGCTCGATACAAATAGCTAATTATAATTTAAAAGATAAAAAACAAGGTGCTTGGCATCATGACGCATCTGCTGATATAAGTGTGGTGGTACCACTCAACACCGGGGATTATAAGGGCGGAGGAACAGAGTTTCATAATTATGGCAGTATTAGCCCTTTGCCATCAGGACACGCTTTAATCTTTCCCAGCTTTACCAATATGCACAGAGGCTTGCCGGTTGAATTTGGTAATCGTTATCTTTTAGTTTTTTGGCTTTATGATAAAAGCAGAGTTAAAAGGTTGATAGATTGTGGCTTACCATAAATCTCCCAGCTCTACTGTCTGTATGCCTTCAATGTTATAAGGCTTAAATTTATTTTCTTTTTTAGATTTTAATAAAGTTTGAAATGCTCTTTCGTTTCTTGATGCAGCATATTTTAAAGCTTCTTTAGAAAGAGAATATATGGCATAAGGATAAGGATGTACTTTTTCTTGTGCTAAGAAATTAAAACCATCGGCTCTAAGGTCTAAAGCTCTGCATGCTTCAACATATAATGCAGCTTGCATGTGATACCTAAAACCATTAATAGCATTCTTAAATCCTCTTGGCGAAGCATCACGACAAGTTTTTAAATCCCAAACTAATTCCCCATCATACCAATCAAGTCTTGACTTGAAAGGATGACCGCACCACTCGTAGCACAATGTTAATTCTACTTTGTCTAATTTGCTTGGGATGTAATCCGCTACCACATCTCTTCTATCCATGCAGACCTCATAAAGCTCTGAAGTTATTGGCGTTCTGTTGCCTACGCCATCTAAAAATTCTCGATAGGTTTGCTTCCCGGTAGTAGTCCTTTTATCAACATCAGGCTCAATAACAAATTCTTTATCAAAGTTATGATGTTCTAAAAATACAGTATGTTGAACCCTGCCTTCTAATAAAGCTGGTGTTGGTTGTAAACCTTTTTGATGTTTCCATGTATAAGCACACTTATCTATGCTGGTTAAATCATGAGACCTAAAAGCTTCAATTTTAGCGTAGTCATCGTATGGTAAATTTTCGTATATTCCTTTTTTAAATTTCATATCTTAATGGGTGGAAGAAGACAAACATATTGCTTGGGGAGGATTTTGGAAACAAAAAAAAACAATAGACCCGCCCTCTTCCATAAAGTTATTTAGAATGGCACATCATCTTCGACTTCTGCATCAACGATGTCCTTCAAACTTTGTTTATGACTATCATCATCATCAGAGCGATTATCAGCAGCTGCTTCAAATTCAAAACTTTCTTTTATTAAGCCCTGTTGCCACTCTGGAAGATTATCAAAAGCTTTGGTCATTTTGTCAGACTTCAATTCTCCAGACGCTTCCTCGCAGTATTCAGTCAAATCAAAAACCAAACTTTCATTTTTAGTTGGTTTGATTTTAAATTCGTCAGGTCTGAATAAATCTGCAATCTTGGCTTTATTATCATCAGTATGCTTAACAACCAACATAGCTGGTGCACCAATCATTTTTGATACATCAAACTCTGCAAGCTCATCATCAGTAAAAGGTTTGCCTCTCCAAAGTTTTAAATCTTTAAACAATGCAGAGTTTTCATTTAGCGATGCTGTATAAGTTTTACCTAAAACATAAGGCTCACCATTTTCCATTTTGGTGTCGCCCTGTATTTCCCAACTGACATGTAAGATAGTCCTTTTTTTAGGTGGACTATCTTTCCATTGCTCTTCCCTTGTTCCCAAGTCTACGACTCGGAAGCAAACTCCCTCATATTGACCTTCATCAATAGGAGTAAAGTTTGACTCTTCTTTACTTAATATTAGAGACATTTTCTTTTACCTCCTCCATATTTACTATCATTTCTTTTATTTTTCATAAGTACCCTCTTGATTGGTTTATAAATTTGTGTATGATTATACACAAATAAATATAGGAAGCAAATCAGAATGTCATTAAAAATCAAACGCCCTAATAAGAAAAATTTTGACAGACCTTTTACCGCAGATTATACAAACGATTTCATAGCCTTCATGTCTGAGCATGGTATGGAGCCAGACTCTAGAAGGGGGTTGGTGGTTGGTGGCGAAATAGGGCGTGCTTACATCAATCTCGGAGGCGAAAGAAAGTTGTCGGGCTGGTACCAGCTATGGTTAAATCAAGGAGTTCCTTTTGGAAGAGTTGGAGACTATAGAGTTTCAATGGACCAGCCCACAGCGATATGGAAGCCAGAGAATAAGAAACGTCAAACAATGACGAAGGCAGAACGAGAAGAAATTGAAAATCTGCGTAAAGATGTCGAGATTAAGAAAGCAGAAAAATATTCTAAGTCCGCAAAACGAGCACAGACAATGTGGGAGGCTGGAAAAGAATGTGAACGACACACTTACTTAGAGAAGAAAGAAGTTCTGTCCTATGGCTTAAAAATAGACGATAAAGGTCTTCTGATGATACCTCTCTTGGATGCTTCTTTAGCTGTGGTAGGTCTACAATTTATCAACGATGATGGCACTAAGAAATTCCTGACCGGTTCTAAAAAAAGCGGCAGCTTTTTTATTCTTGGACAAGAAATATTAAAAAGCAGTGACACTGTTTATTATGCCGAAGGCTATGCTACCGCTGCGAGTATTTATCGAGACATGGAAGCACCGGTCTTTGTTTGTTTTGACGCTTACAATCTGTCCGCTGTTGCCGAAGGTATTTTCGAGACGCTGTCCGACAGGAAACACATTTTTATTGCGGACAATGACGAAAGCAAGACCGGAGAAAAAGAAGCTCTTAAAGCTTGCTCAATAATTACTAAGGCTGGTGGCATGGCAGAGGTAAGAATGCCTACTTCCAAAGGCGATTACAATGACCACAAGCAAGTTGCTGGAGAGCTGATGCCTACGCTCAATATCTTAGACATACCGGTGGAAGTTGATTTTGAAAGGTCTGAAAAGGGCAGAATGCTCAACACCAAAGACAATGTGCAAGCGGTAATCAATACGCACTCTATAGATGTCCAATACAATGTAATTAAGAAACGAATGGAAATAGACATCCCACACATGAAGTTTATCGCTGACATGAAAGAAGAGGCTTCACTCGTAGAAATAGAAGACCGCTGTATCAAGCTTGGCGTGCCGCACACTAGGGTCAGAGATTACCTCAAGGTTTTGGCA